TAATCAGTATTTAAAGAACAGTGGAACTCCTGGAACGCTTGAGTTTGGATCATTAACTACAGGTAAAATTCTTCAAGTTGTCTCTGCTAACTCTGATACAAATACACAATTTACTAATCAGACAAGTTATGCCGACAATACTAACCACACTATATCAATAACACCAACTGTAAGCGGTAGTAAAATAGTCTTATTAGCTCAATTTAGGTTTACAGTTATTAAGAACCATATTGAAACTAATTCGAAATGGAGATTAGTCCTAACAATAGGATCTGGCTCTGCTACTTATCCATTAGGAGCAGATATGAATCAGACTATTGAAGCAGGTAAAAGTACTAACAACAGAACGTCTATAACAGTTCAAGTGCCTGTCAATTACACAACAGGGGCAACATCAAACACCAGTGATGCTTATGCATTTAAGATGCAAGCTAAGAACAACAGCTCGTCTGATGATTCAGAATGCCAGTCTAAATACTGGAGAGCTATTGCAATGGAGGTAGCAGCATGACTGTGACTGTACAAGATGCAATCCGTTCTCTTAAAGCAGGTGCAAGTTATGTCATGGTCGATGACAAAATAACTAAATGGGAGGGCCCTGGCACTCAACCAACAGATTCTGAGGTAGCAGCAGAAAAGGCTAAATTAGAAACTGAATATACAAATAATAAATATCAAAGAGATAGAGAAATTCAATATCCTAGGTTAGAAGAACAACTTGATCTTCTATACTGGGACAAAAAGAATGGCACTAATAAGTGGGTCGAAGCCATTGATAAAGTTAAGAGTGACAATCCCAAACCATGAGCACACTTAAAGTCAACGCCATAGAATCAACAAGCGGTGGAGGATCTGCCGTAAAGTTAGATACAATTAATAGTACATCTGCTGCTGTTAATTTATTTCATAATGGCGAGATGTTAATCGACCAAAGGGTTGGTGAAACAAGTAGTTATGGTCACGTAGCAGATAGGTGGGCACATAGAACAAATACAAGTTCAGTATTATCTACAACTACATCTGGAGTACCCGCTGGTTTTTATAAAGCCGCTAGTATTGTCCCTGCTTCAGGTACTCATAATATAGTTTTCTTTCAAGGTATAGAGTTATTTCCTGCAGGAAACCCAGGACAATTCACTGCAAATACTAAGTGGACTATAAGCATTTGGTCTACTGCCGCTTTAAACATAGAAGTTGGTTTTAATTCTGGAAGAGGATGGGGAACCAACCAAGCAATACAAGCTTCGACTGCAATGACTTCTACTGGGAATACCAGTAATACCTATACACAATATAAGCATACAATCGACATTGCTAGTGTTACACCAGATGCAGCTAACGCTGCTTTAGGAGTTAGGTTTACAACTACAAGTGCAGTGGCTAGTGTTAAATTTACAGGAGCACAATTTGAAAGTGGTGAAAACGTAAGCGCATTTAGTCACGTACCTGTATCAGATGAATTAAAAAGATGCAAACGATACTTCAATATATTAGCTAACCCAGCCTCTGAAACTTACTCTGATGATAAAGGTAGACAAACTATTGCATGGGGACAAGTTAATAATGTAAGTAGTAAATACGTTTACTTCTCAGATATTTTTGAAGTTCCAATGAGGGCTGCGCCTAGTCTTTATAAAGTTGTAGGTACAAGCTATTTCAGAATAATAATTGTAGGAGGTGCAAATACAACAAGTGATTTTGATGTTCAGGGAACATGGACTAATTGTTGGGAAGTCCGTTGCACTGCGGTTGATGCTTTTGCTGCGGATGACAGAGGAAATGCAGTAAAATTAGTTTGCTTCAACTCGGCAGCACGATTCGGTTTTACAGCGGAGCTTTAACTATGGCAATTTACAAACTAATAAAAGACTGGGAAGGTACTGAAGTAGGAGTCAATAAAGACTGCGGTACTTATTCTCTAAGCATTCCTTTTTCACAAGGAAATGCAGATTATGCTGAATACAAAGCCTGGGTAGACTCAGGAAATACACCGGAGGCAGCAGACTAACAATGGCAAACGCACTCAACAAAGTTAACTCTGGTGGAATAGAAGATGGTTCTATCGTTAACGCTGATATCAAATCTGACGCAGCTATAGCAGGTAGCAAATTAGCTGATAACGCTGTTGGACTTGCTCAAATGGCTGGTGGTACAGATGGTAATTTAATCACATATGATGCTTCTGGAGATCCAGCACACGTTACTACAGGATCTGCTGGTCAAATACTTACATCTAACGGAACAGGAGCAGCTCCAACATTCCAAGCAGCACCTACAAGTGGAGCAGCTTTAACAGGCTCAACTAATAACACTATTACTACAGTTACAGGTGCAAACGCTATTCAAGGTGAGGCTAATCTTACCTTTGATGGTAAAGATTTGGCTATCGGAGTTACAGGTGAAACAGGCTGGGCTAGTGATGCTACTTCAGTACAGATTGGTGGATTAGGAGCAATTTGGGGTAAAACAGCTCAAAGTGCAGGTGCAGGGATTGAAGTAGGGTATAACGTATATGACGATAATTCCACAGGTCAAACTTATATCGTTACTGATGAAGCCTCTAAATTTAGACAAGATGATGGTCATCATTATTTTTATACAGCATCTTCAGGCACCGCAGATGCGGCGATAACTTTTAGTGAAAGGTTACGAATTAAAAACAATGGAATGATTTTTGTTAATAATTCAGGATCAGATACTGGTACTGCTGGTGGAAATTATCAAGCTGTTATTTCAACTGCTGGAAATGATACATGGGATGGCTTATCAATCTCTGGAATGAAAAGTGGTTATAACGCTATTCAATGTATGCCTGGAGCAGATGCTACTTATTATCCAATGTATATTCGTCAGCATGATGATACATATAGTGGAAAGATATCTTGCTATACAAATAATACTGTAAGTTATGACAATGCATCTGATTATAGATTAAAGCAGAATGATGTAGCAATAACTGACGGAATAGCAAAGGTAAAACTTTTAAGACCTATAAGGTTTGAAATGAAGTGTGATCCTGGCAACCAATTAGAAGGATTCTTTGCACATGAGGTTCAGGAAGCAGTACCTCTATCTTGTGCTGCTAATGGTACAAAAGATCAAGTTGACTCAAATAACAAACCTATTTACCAAGGTATGGATTACAGTAAAATAACTCCTATTCTCACAGCTGCATTAAAAGAAGCAATTACTAAAATAGAAACATTGGAAACTAAAGTCGCAGCATTAGAAGCGAAATAAAACTATGGGAGAGCCACCTCTCCTGCCACGTTATTCTCTACCGCAGGCGCTGGAAATTCCAAGGGTAACTCTGGAGATTCCAACGGCAGAGATTCCTCGATATGTTCCTTTAGTTGTCCCGCCTTCTGATCTACAAGCACCCGCAGGAGTAAAGGCTGAAGGTGAGGCAGAGAAAGAAGAAAAGCCCCAACCAGAACCACAAAAGCCACCAATACCTTCATTTTCACAGGAAGTCACTGAGTTAACTATACCCTTTACAGATATAAATGTACCTTTTCCTAAAGAAGAGATACTAGTAGCAGCAGGGACTACAGCCGCTGTAAGTGTCGTAGCTACTTTGACAGCTACAGCAATGTTTAAAAGGAGTGTTCAAATTCTAAAGCCTCTTCTGACACAGGTTGTGAAAAGATTGAAGAAAAGTCGAGGTCAAGAGGTACCTTCTTGGTCAAGGCAGAGATTGGCACTACGTCGGAGCAGATATGTTCAAGGCGGCTCCCAGGACGCAGGGTGAAGCCTTTAGATTGAAGAGCGGCGCATTCCTTCATACGAACTAGCTCATAATCCAACCTCATCTTCTCCATCTGTCTTCTACCAATAGCTTTACATTGCTCAGTTATTGATCCATCAAGAGGAACCATAAAGTTTAACTGCATCCCCCAATTTTCATTTAGTGTATAACCACTAGGAGACATATTTCCGTCTTCATGTTCCCAAGGTTTCACGTGATTACCCATATAAAATGGAGTGAAAGTCATGGTAGAACCGTTGCAAACAATGGAAGGTCCCAACTGCTGTCTCGACGGCGCTCCGTTATTTTGAAATTGTACGGCTTGATTGGTTACATTTCCAGTCGCTGCCGCCTGTGGATTTGAGGTGTTACTAACCTTAGGATCTTCTGCTAGTACAGGTGTACTTATTGAGAGAAGACAGAGAGCGATGTAGTAGTAGAGGTTTGTTCTATGGTTCTGTCTATATCGATTGTTTCTACTAC